AAAGGGAACGCCGACGGACGATCCAGCCTGGCCGAATGACCAGGGCAAAATTGCGCAGAACCCGCCACAAGGCGCGTTACCCGTGCGCATCGTGGAGAAGCCGGTAGCGAATGTCGACGGCTCATATCCGTGCGACCCTGCGAATGACAATAGTGCGATACCCGTGTACTTTGTAGGAGGCGCGCCTGCGGATGCGCCGCCGTATTCAATTGCTCAGTCGAACATGGCGGGAGCAGTTCCTGTGTGGATTGTATCGTAAAATGCAACAATATATTTTCAAATTCGTGCGTATTGCGCATATTATTTCGATATAATAACAAAATCATGGATGATAAAATACGCGAGCGCATTGAGCGCGAACTTCCTGCACTTATTAAGCGGCCACAGGTTCTATCGTTTAGCTGTGGCGCGGATAGTGTTGCATCGTTAATCAGGATGCGCGAGTGGGGAATGAAGCCGAAGCTGCTGTATTTTGAATTTTTACCCGGCTTGCCGATGGTTGAAAATTATTTGAAATACATCGAAGATAAGTTCGGCGAACCGGTTATCAAATTTCAAAGTATACTGTTTTATCAATTTATGATAAACGGGCTGTTACAGAAACCCGGGGTAAGATGGGAACTATGGGAAGATGCGATGGAACTTGGCTTTGCTGTGCCGAAGCAGGAGGCCGCTAACAAGTGGATTATGGAACTATTTCCTGAACACATGCTATCCATCGGTATCCGCGTTTCTGACGGAATTTTCCGCGCAAAGAAGCTGCGCGAGCGTGGCCCTGTGGAGTGGGGTAAAAATGAGTGGTATCCCGTTGCGGATTGTTACAGGTCGGATATCGTGCGTATCATTGAGAGCGCAGGTGTAAAGCTGCCAGTTGATTACAGATTATTTGGTCGATCGTTTGAATCTGTAAGACATTGGACAGCAGGGCCAATACGAAAGCACTGCCCGAAAACATGGGCGGTCATCGAAGAGCATTTCCCGATGGCACGCCTGCTTTGCGCGCAGCAAGCACTGCTACCGGATAACCCTGACATCAAATCCCGCGTTAAAACGTATGCGCATCTTGCGTTTGAGACAGAGGAGTGCATAGCATGAAGCTGGGTATGACAAGAACCGGTAATCAACGGGAGATTAAAGTCGGCATGACAAAAAAGCCGAAGCCAACTCCTGATCTACAGGAAGCGGTAGACTCAGGCAAGTCAAATGTATCCCTGCTGACGCAGAAAAAGCGTGAAAACGAAAAAAAGATACTGGATCGGCTTGATATGGCATTCTATTTTTCAGTTGTATTTGCTACACGCAAGGAGCGCGATGCGTGGCTTGAAGAGCACGGTCTGAGGCTTCGTGATGATGATTTTTTGTATGCTTCGGACATCGAAGCAAAAATGAAAGCGATCGCAAAACCGAATCGCGGCTAATGCGCTCCTCACGGAGGAGCCGGTCCAGCGGGGCTTTCGTTCTTTTGGTCTTCTGGAATGATAGCAGGTTTCTTTTTTAAGGAGGTTCAAAATGGCTACAAGGCATAGAAGTGGTATGCCCCGTAATTATGCGTCCGCTACACCCGCTCAAAGAAGGACGTTCCGGACAGCACGGAATGCCTCATTCAGGGCGGGGGAATCTCTGTTACGGGCTGTGCGCAGGGGCATTTCTGCTGTCGGTCGGTCTCTTGGCAGCGGCCCTGCTACTGGAACTTCCGCGACGTAATGGAAAGCGCCTTCTGGCGCTTTTTGTTTTATGGTGACAAGGAAACAGGAATCTGGCGGCAAGCAACCGATAAAACGAGGGCCGCCGTATAAGTACGATCCGTTGAAAATTGCGGATTTACTGCTCAAATATGTAGCCGACACGGATATCCCGATCCTCGCTGAGTTCGCGTGGAAGAACAACCTGTGGCGTGAAGAAGTTTATCGTCAAAGCGAACGTAGCGAGAAGTTACGTTACGCTATAAAACTCTGCTCGACGAAGAAGGAAGCGCAACTTGAAATAGGGATGCTATCTGGCGAAATACAGGCCGCTCCTGCAATCTTCTCGCTCAAACAGCTTGGATGGAAGGACAATCCTGATGATGGCCAAGCCGGAAAGGTGACGGTTGAAATTGTCGGGGGGCTTCCCGAGTGACTGTTGTTTCTCTCCCGTTGCTCCATCCGGGGCAACAGGAAATTTACCGTAACCGTGGGCGGTTCAACGCTATGCGATGCGGGCGACGGTTCGGAAAGACCAAACTGCTTGAAGTGCTCGCGGCAAACTTTGCGGCAAAAGGGCGCAAGGTTGGAGTTTTTGCGCCGGAGTACAAACAACTTGTTGAACCGTTCGAGGAAATTCTTGAAATTCTTGATCCGGTCAAGCTGCGGTCGAGCAAAACGAATGGCGAGATTCGTACCACGACGGGCGGCCTGGTTGACTTCTGGCATCTGAACGATAATCCGCTCGCAGGCCGTGGACGGGAGTACGATATTGTGCTGCTCGACGAGGTAGCGTTCGCCAAGGACGGACAGATGTTCCAGACATGGGAGCGGGCAATCAAGCCAACGCTCCTGACGCGGCGTGGAAGTGTCTGGGCGTTTTCGACTCCGCACGGGATTAACGAAGATAATTTTTTTTGGGCAATCTGTAACGACGGGTCACTTGGGTTCACGCAGCATCATGCCCCGACATGGGGCAATCCCTACGTTCCAAGAGATGAGCTTGAACTTGAACGGGCGAGAACTCATCCGTTGGTATTTCAGCAGGAATACGATGCGGAATTCGTTGATTTCAGCGGGGAAGCATTTTTCAGCCTGGAGAAGCTGACAGAAAACGGCAGAGGTGTTTCTTTTCCGAACGGCTGTGATTACGTTTTCGCAGTTGTTGACAGCGCAATGAAGGACGGCAGCGGCAACGATGGAACGGCAGTCGTATATTTCGCGGTTTCAAAGCATTTTGGCGTTCCGCTGACGATTCTGGATTGGGATATTGTCCAGATCAATTCTGATTTGCTTACAGTGTGGTTACCGAGTGTGCTCAAACGCCTGGAAGGGCTGTCTGGAGAAACGAAAGCGCGCATGGGGTCGGCGGGCGTTTTTATCGAAGATAAGGCATCGGGGATCACGCTGAACCAGCACGCAAAGCGGATGGGATGGAACGCCCACCCGATTGAGGGCGAAATTACGAGCATCGGGAAGGACGGGCACGCGATTTCGTGTTCCGGTGCAGTTTGGCATGAGGAAGTGAAGTTTTCAGCTGCGGCGTTTGAGAAAACGTCAGAGTACAAGGGCCAGACGCGGAATCATCTTGTTTCGCAGGTTGTTGGATATCGTGTCGGAGACAAGGATGCAGCACGGCGCGCGGATGACCTGGCTGATTGTTTCATGTACGGCATAATTATCGGGCTGGGCGGCCCGAATGGATTTTAAGCGAACATGGCAGAAATTGTAATCCGCGGATCGGCACCAGGCCCCGGACTGTACGGGATGCTCATGGCTGAGGATATTCTCCCTGGCGACTCGCCAAGCTATGAGCTATGCAAGCTGATCTACGCATATCATCCGCTGGGCGGCAAGATGGTTGACAAGCCCATTGGGCTTGCCATGAGCCAGAAGCGGGAAGTTCTCATTCCGGATACTCCCGAGGAACGGTTGCGTGAAGCCTTTGAGCGAAAATGGGTTGAGATTGGCGCGGACGAAAGAATTGCCAACACCATTCGGCTCGGGAAAATCTACGGGGCATCCGCATTAGTGTGTGGCGAAGAGGGCAGGGATACGATGGAACCCCTCGACCTTGCCCAACTTGACGAGCAAAAACTATTTTTCAACGTTCTGGATCCACTGAACGTAGCCGGTTCGCTGGTGACTGACCAGAATCCAAACTCGCCGGATTTCCAGACCCCGACGCTTATTACCTCACAGAACAAAAGGTATCACCCTTCGCGCACGCAGATTTTCTTCAACGAAGCGCCGCTGTATATTTTGTTTGGCAATTCGTCTTTCGGCTACGTGGGGCGCTCGGTTTACCAGCGTGCCTTTTTCCCGCTGAAATCTTACGTACAAACCATGCTTGCGAACGACCTGGTTGCGAAGAAGGCGGGGGTATTCATCGCCAGGATAGAACAGGCTGGATCTATGGGAGATCGTGTCATGGCGAAGGTCATGGCATGGAAGCGCAACCTCATAAAGGAGTCGAAAACTGACAACGTTATCAGTATTTCGCCGAATGAGGCGATTGAATCGCTGAACCTGATGAATATTGACGGCGCGCTGGCAGGAGCCAGAAAGAACATCCTCGAAGATATTGCATCGGCCGGAGCCATGCCGTCGAAACTACTTACCGAGGAAACCTACGCGGAAGGATTCGGGGAAGGCACCGAAGACGCAAAGAACGTTATCCGGTACATCGAAGGCGAGCGCGTGAAGATGACACCGCTTTACGATTTTTTCGATCGTATCGTGATGCGCCTGGCGTGGACGCCGGAATTCTACGCGGCACTCCAGAACGATGTGCCGGAATACAGAAAAACGGACTACGTTACGGCCTTTTCAACCTGGGAAAACGCTTTCGACGCACGCTGGCCGTCAATGCTGATTGAGCCGGAATCCGAAAAGGCGCAGAAAATTGAGCGCGCCATGCGTATCGTCAGTGAATTCTTTGACCGTGTAGCGCCCAACATCCCGCAGGAAGAAAAGGCTCGGATGATCGAATGGATGGCTGATACGGTGAATGGCCAGAAGGAATTGTTTCCGAACCCGCTGAATCTGGACATTGAGGCGATTGCAAACTATACGCCGCCCGCATCACCCAGCCCTCAAGATGGCAGAGCCGTCCATGAGGATGAGCCGGAGCCGGATGGATCATGAAGAAGCAATCGTTTTACAGCGTACTTACCGACGCTGTGAACGAGTTCAGGGCGAAGGGCTTTACGAGTGCCGCCAACCTTGAAATGTGGGTGGAGAAAATCCGGCAGGCCGCAAAGGATTCGCTGACGCCCGAAGAGGTGCTGGAAAAAGCCTTGCTGGATACCTTTGGCGGGATATACCGGAAGCTGGTGGAACGTGGCCAGATTTTACGCCTTCATCCTGGCGTATCGCGCTACACGCTGGCGCGCGTGAAGCCGCGCCTTCGCGCGGAGCTTGACCGGCGCATGATGGTAAGCCGCAACCTGATAAGGCTCAACCGCGAACAGATGATTGAGGAAACTGTTCAGCGTTTTTCCGGCTGGGCTTCGTCCGTTCCGGCGGGCGGTAGCCGTGCAGCGGGGATGAAGGATACGAAGGACGATATACGCAAGTCCCTTGCCTCGCTGCCGTTTCGGGAACGTCGCGTGCATATCGACCAAGGGATGAAGTTCACTTCGGCGCTGAACGACATTGTAGCGGTGGACGGCGGCGCGATTGCGGCTCGCTGGCACAGCCAGTGGCGCAGGCCAGGATATCAGTTTCGGCCGGATCACAAGGAACGCGACGGCAAGGTATACGCCATTCGTGGTAACTGGGCATTTGAAAAGGGTTTGATGCAGGTGGGGCCAAATGGGTATACCGACCAGATAACTGGGGCTGGAGAAGAAATTTTCTGTTCTTGTTATTACGAATATATCTACTCGCTTGATGACCTTCCCGAAGACATGATTACCGCAAAGGGGCGCGAGTCGATGGAAAAGGTGAGGGATTACGGGAAATGAATGCCGTGGGAAGAAATTTGGCGGATGCGGAGTTTGACGAAAGCAAGCG